AAAGCCGAATCGACTAAACCTTTTGATGCCAATGTATTTAAAATATTGCTTGTCATTCTCAAAGAGAAATCATTAATTATTGCCATGAAATTTTCTTCTGATAATAAATTAATTATATTGCCATCACGATCTCTTTTTTGTAATACATGCTCTAGAACAATATTAAGTGCCTCTTTTTCAGAAAGGCAATTATCAATCTCTTTCTGCTGATCTTTGTTTAAATTTTCAAAATCCATATCAATTTCATCAATAGGTTTACTAGATGTTCCAAAAGAGTTATAAACTAGCACCCTAGTTTTTTGCACAAACATTTCTAGATCATATATATCATATTTGCTCATGATTAATTTAAGTTTTCAAACATACCTTTATAATAGTCTGGTTGTTGCAAAAAGTGAGCGGCATTACTAGCAATATGATTTTTATACTGGGTATCGAGTTGGTCGCTAATAAAATACTTTGCTTTCCATACCGACTCATCATACTGATTGTTGCCTAAATACATAAAATATTTATCGCTTAATTTCTTAATATTGGCTTTATTCTTTTTTGGTGGGGCTTGGTAGTTACCAAAAAGCCACACATTATCATTTTCGTTGACTATTTCTTTTATTGCGTCAGCCAACCATTTTTCCCAAGCAGCCCAATCGAACTTAAAATTCTTGGAATAAGATGGATATCCATAGTCGTTATATTGCGGATAATAATTGTAGTCATCATCATCATAATCGTTATGCTCGGGATCTTGATGCATAATTTTCTCCAGAAAAATGAAGGACTACGAGGCACAATGGACTACTACATTATACCCCGTAGCCACTTCAAAATCAACCCACACAGAACTTATCGCTAATCTCATCGGCCAGTTCTCTAGCCGCTCGACTCAGGAAATGATTCTTACTGAACCATAGCGGTGTAGAGACTTGGTTGAGGAACTCTACGGTTTTCTTTAAAAGGAATGTCTGCTGAGTGTCAGCGTTTAAATCAACGCTTGGCAGAACTTTTTGTGGATCGTACACAGGCATATCAGAACCGGCGAGGGTGGCTACTGGTTGAGGTTCACCAATGGTTCTGTTATCTCCATACTTATTTACCAACTCATCAACACTATCCTGACTGATTGTTTTAATCACAGCTTTTGCATGGTCGGCAATAGAACCGCTATCATTAGGGTTTCTATAATCAGGAATATATTCTTGACTACTAACGATTGGTGCTTCTTGACCATGAGATGCTTGAAAAACAATATCAGCAACTTTACGATGCAATTGTCTTTGATCTTGATAACTCATTTTTTCTACTGGAGTACCATTAGCAGCAGCCTCGTCGGATACTACCTTCCAAGCATCAAACCAAGCATTACTGCTCTTATTGATTTTACGATAGTCAATATTTGCCGATGTTCCTTCACTAGCCATATGCTGACCGTATCCATCATTACTCTTATCAAAAGGGTTAAAACCAAGATCATTACTAAAAGTAGTCATCATCAAATTCCTATCACATTAACCAAGAACCGGGACAGTGAACGCCACTATCATTTGCGGCTCAAGAGGATGCGGCGGGATCGAACCGCCATAGCCCAAAATGCTCACCCTTCCAATCACAGAATCAATAATCGTCGTATTCTTCTTCGTCATCTTCATCGTACTGATCCCAGTAATCTTCATCATACTGGTCGTAGATGTTATCATCTTCATCATCGTGGTATTCATCTTCAGCAAACTCGCTCTTATAAAGAGGCTTGAGCAATTCGCCCTGATATTCACCGACTACTTCATATCTGCAAGTACGAAGTTTCTCGCAATTACAGTCACTAGGAACACTCACAACATCTTGAGGGTTGATCTTAACGATAACAATCTTATCGCCAGCCTCAACACTTCCGTAAGATGCCACATAGTTCAACGCACCAGCATGAAGTCCCTGTGAACATCCAACAGAGCGATTATCGTCCACTTTTGCTCGACGCATAGTGCAGACTTGACCTACCTTGTTGTCAAACTCACCTTTCCACTTATCCCTGAAGTCACTACGGACTGCTTTGTATGCAAGGAAATGTCCATCCTCAGTGATAGGCAGATTTTCATGCTCCAAGAAATCATATAGTTCCTGTTGACTCTGCATACTGGGATTCTCCATAAGATTCTTCAAGAAATTTACGAGAGGCTCAAACGGCAGACCCTTGCTCATAAACTCTAGAATTCGCTTACTAATACTTCCATGAACTTCTTCGCCCTCAAAGAGAACTCGCCCGTTCTTCACTTCAACCTGACCGTTGCTATAATTTGCAACTGCCTTTTCAATGTCTACCAATCCCAGCAACTCATCTTCTGTTGCAGTTGGTAGAGCTTCCAAAATCAACTTGTAATTTGTATGATCTGGAAGAACTTGGTGAGCCTTGTTAGCCAAGATCACCGTCAGATTACCGTCAACCCACATAAAAGGAACACTCATGATTAAAACTCCTGTGATTAAAACCTTAAACCAATTTACCTAAATCCTTACCTAAACTCTCACGATCATTCTCGGCATACCAGTCACTCCTGTATCCATAGTAATGGTCTGCTACAAATGGCTTGTTGGCGATATCTCGTATGCCTTCTTCACTGACCGCACTAACAATATACTTCAACATCGGTGATTTGTCAACCTCTGCTTGAAGATTTTTTCTCAGGTCTGACATTTTCCCAATCTTACTGGTATATTGCGACACATCTACCGAGACTTCAAATTCATCGTATGATCCATACACTGCTTGAATCTGAGTATAAAGACTGACTAGTTTTACATGATTCTCTTTGATCTTGGCTGGATCACAACCATTCAGACCATACTTATGCAAAATCTTTGTCATATGAGCAAGATAATCGTTCTTGTTTATACTCTTAAATCTTTCATCTCGCATCACATGGTTGGTAAAGAATTCCATTACCATCCACTGATCAACAAGGTCTGACAGTTTAGAGTTCTGAAGAATGTCTCTATAGTTTAGTCCACACATATTGACAACATGATACACTATCCTTCTGTCTGTAAAAGTTCTATTCCATCTGGTTGTACAAGATTCATCATTGGAACTATATTGATCTTGACAATAATCCATGATGGCCTCATACTTGGCAGTTGCCTTGGAAATCTTTTGTACAAGATGCTCTACTCTAGGCTTAATCCACTTGGTAAAGTCTACAAGATTATAGCCCTGCTTCTTGAGTTTATCTACAGAAGCCTTCTTGATTGCAAACACATTCTTATTTTTGCAAATCTTGGTTAGCAAATTATCCTCTTCTTTATGCAACAGCCTTCGGTATACATTAAAAATACTGATACAACCTTCTTCTGCTGCATATCTAGTCATTGGAATATATAGAATTTGGTCACTATCTTCCAGACTACTAAGCAATTCTTCAGACAGTTCTCTAAGATTATCAGAATCATTAAGGGATTTACCAGACAGGCGATTACAATGACTATCACAATCTTTAGAGTTTGAGATAATAAAGATTTCATCGGCACTAATTCTACCAGAGACTCCTCTACTTTTGCGAGTCCCAGACTTCATTAGACTACGATAGTCTGAAACCTTGAGAATATTATCAGCACCAACATCCTTAATGAGATCGTCAAAACCCTTGCCAGAATCAGTCTCAGGATTTTCGCTATCAATCATAAGATAGCCAAAACAATTATTGAGATTGCAATACTTGGTGACTATCTTCTTGGCACTCTCAGCACTTCTAGTATCACACTGGAAAAATACAATCTTATCTTTTCTAGTTGATGCGTTCCAGTAGTAATTACTGCCTTTACCGTTTAGGGTTTCGCTATGGATTTTATCTGTTAGATAAACCAGCCTACGACTACGATGCGTACCAGACCTAAAATTCATTGCATATAGTTGTTTGTGCTTACCTAGTTTATATTCAAGGTCTACACCACTAGACAGTTCATGCTTGTTGCCGTCAGCATCAGTCCAACTAGCACCTGCACTATATCCACCGGCCAGATCACTCAGGCTATAATATGTCTGATATGCTTGCACCAGAGTATTACATTCTGCAATCTTGGTGGTCATATCTTCCTTGAGTTGAAGATAAATTTCTTGAGTCTTTTTACGCAGCACATTGATCACGCCCTTGGTGTACTGCAAACCTTCTCGACTAACATCCATCTCCAATTCACCAATATCAAATTGGATTTGTAGATATAGTCCAGCATTAAGAATCTCTCTGACTAGGTTCTTCCAGTTGTCAACGTCTGCCCTTCTGAAAGTTCGATTCCACTTTTGGATATTGCTATTGGTAGTTTCTTCTTCTTCACCAATAATCTTATCGGCGCTAACTGGGTACGCAATATTCCCCATGACTGCAACAACTCCACCAGCATTATTATGTGATGAATGAAACTGCCCACTATCGCCAGACAATCGACCAACCTTCCAGCCGTCACCATCAATCACATAATTGTGGTAAGAGTAAGAATGATCTTGCATATCAGAGTCTACAGAGCCTTCTACAATAGGCTTTGTTTTAAAGTAGTGATAGATTCTCTTAGCCTTCTGATTAAACTCTTGATAGTCATACTGCTTTACTGCAAAACTAATCTCAAGACCATTAGGCTCATCGGTTTCAGTGACTCCGAACAGGTTGAGACTAGGCACACCGTTCTCGTCCATAGCCGCTATGTAGTTGTACGCTTTGCCATTGAAGTAAGAAGTGGTACTAAAACTCTTAGTATAAGCAAATGGACTCTTAGAACCAAGACCAAGACAACCAGTAAAATCGTTACTGTCATTCTTATTACTAGCCCCATAAGTCGTATAAAGTTCTTCCATGTTCTCTTGAGAAAGTCCAGTACCATAATCTCTCACCGTAAAGTTAGGGTTAGATG